GCTAAAAAAGGTTGCTGAGTTTGTTTGTTTGCCTGCTGGTCGCTGGGTTGCTGTTGACAATCGAAACGGGCTTTGCCACATTTAAGCCTCGACGTCTCCGCGAGGTGTCTAAATGCACTCGCGACCCGCTCCGACTCTCATGCTGTTCGCAGCAATGCTTTCCATTCTCTGCGTGGGTTGTACCCCGGAGGATGCTGCAGGGTTAAAAATTGACTTCAGTCAATTGAACTGGCAGACCGGTGTGATCATCGCTCTTGCCTTGCTCGTCAATCCCGGAAAGATCGTCAGCGGTTTGACGGATCAACTTGGAAAGATTCCAGCCGTCGAAAAAATTCTCCGCATACTGGGAGTGATATCGTCGAAAGACACGAGCCCGGGAACACTCACCCAGGCTGAAACACTTGAGCTGTTGGTCGGCATCGTCAACAGATTGCCACCGTCTCCGATCAGAGACAAGATTGCCGCGTTCCTCAGCGAGGTCGCAACGCAGCCGGAGGTGAAGCCAGATGCCAAATGAGAAGCAATCCGGGAGCCTGCTCCCGATTATCCTGATCATCGGTGCGATCTGGTTTTTTACTCAGCAAGGTTCAGCGCCAAAACCAGTACAGCCTGATCCGATCAAGCCGACGCCAGACCTGATCAGCGTCAAGCCATCGGCGGAACAGGCGTGGGAGGCGTTCGCCGTAGCCGTCGAATCAAAGATGCTCGGCGGAACCATGCAGCAGCACACGGACCACCTGCTCAAGATTGCAGACACTCTCAAAGATGCCGGCACGCTCACGGACATCTCCCGCGTCGATGAATGGCGAGCCAAAAGAATCGACATTACCGACGCCAATCGGGCCGAGATAGCGAAGAAACTGAGGGGCAAATGAGCGAGGAATACTTTGCCTCTGGCTGTTTGCTGGATCCGGGCCAGCGAGACGCCGCAGTCGTGGACCTGATCGCCGCTGGCCGTCAGCCCATCTGCGCGGACAATGCCAGCATCAAAGGAACCTGGCAACGACTCAAGGCTCGCGGTGTTCAAGCAGTCCTGATGCCGCATCTCATGTTCAAATACTTTCCCGGACGCCGTAACGATTTTCAGCGAGCCAGCAGACCGCCACGATCCGACGACGATCACGGGACGTGCGTTTCTCGCGGAACGTATCGCGCGTGCATGTTGAGCATGTTGCGACAGATCGACGAAAAACAAATCGTCGGCAAACCTGTCGTTCTCTCATACGAATTTGTTTACGGCTACGGACGAACCGTGATCGGCCGCAGCCAGCTCGGCAACGGCGGCGGAATGTTCGGCAGCATGGCGGCGAAAACCGTGAGCCTGTTGGGAATCCCAGCGCGGGCGAAATACCCTAGCGCAGATCTGAGCGAGGATAACCCATTCGGCCAGCCGGCTCTGGCTCGCAAGTGGGGAACGGATCGTAAAGGACCGCCGCAGGATGTTATCGACGCCGCCAAGGGACACACGTTCGACGCTCACCTCGCCAATACTTCGGAGGAAGCCGCCGACGCTTTGGCTGCTGGCTTTGCCGCTGCGTTCTCCCGATCATGGGCGACGACTGGCCGACGAGACCAGAACGGAATGGTGAAGCCAACGCCGTCGGCACACTGTGAAACTCTCTGCGGAATCTTTCAAGCTCACAATGGTGAAGACGGATACCTCCACTGGCAGAGCTGGGGAGATAACACGCCCGGCGGCCCGAACGTATTAAAGCTCCGCGACGGTTCAACATACGAACTTCCAATCGGATGCTCCGGCGTTTATCGGTCAGACATGGACAAGGCTTTCCGAAGTGGAGACGCCGAGTCTTGGCACTTCGAACTCAGAGAGGGGAGCCAGTGGCGATGAACATCCTCGCACTGATCTTGATTATCGACGCCGGTATTCTGGCGTCGATGGATGGTCCGGATCTCCCGGACGCATTCAGGCGACCTGAGACCTCCGTGGTCGTTGAGCCAGAAACACTGCCAAGACAGGTTCCGGCCACGGAGGAACCTACGCCATTGATTCACTGGGAGACCTCGGCGGCGGCCAGTGGACTCGTAAAGGCGACAGCAAAAATCACTGATCGTTGGCTAGTTTCTGAGGACTGGTGCGCAAACTGCCCCGCCGCAAAAGCTCGGTTCAAAGCATCCGGCGGAAAAGATGAAAACATCATAACGATCGCTGAGGCATTGGAACTTCACGGAAAACAAATTCGTGGAGTCCCTCACGAGTACAGCGTCCAGACAGAACGCGAAATCCTGCAACCTCCATCGTATCGCGAAGCCGAGAAAATGGAGGTCGAACTCGACGGCAGGAACAAGCCGACGAAGTCGGCAATTCTCAACCATCTTCGAAACGGCAAACCACATCAGGGAAAACACTGGCAGGCGTGGTATCTTGAATCGTGGGACGCAGAGCAACTTTACGCACTGCATGACGACGACCATTTCGACCGAGTCCCGACGTTTGAGAATGATACCGTCAGCGCTATTGTGTCGAATGCTGTGGCCTCGCCGGAGGTCGTTGCTGGAATCCTCGCCGCACACCTTTTGCGACGTGGACACGTCACGGAGGATCAGGCTGTTCTCGGCCTGTTCGAAATCGACGTCGACGCTCCGGACAGCGCGCGGAAGTGGGCCGCGGACTTGCTGAAAAATCAAAGCGTTGAGTTTCCGTCTGTCGGTGTGTCAGCATCATGGAAGGGAAGTGATCGCCAGATCTCAGTCACCCCGGGCCGACTTCAGATAAAGCCCGGGGCGACTGTTTCCGTCAAAAAATTCGGTGTGTTACTCTCGACGACACTCCGAGGCGTTTCATTTGCTGACGATCTTTCATGGGCGACGCTGGAACTTGACGGAGCCCCAGACCTCACCGTGAGGTTCCAATGACCACCGAAACAGATTACGAGTCCGCCGCCATGGCTCGGTTCATGTCGGACGGTGTTATGCTGGCCGATGGGATCGATCCAGCAAACGAAAGAAAATCGAACCGCCGAGAAAAAACGATCAAGTCGGCGAGCAAATCATTTTATCGAGTGATGAACTCGGAGAACCCGCCAAAATCTCGCGAGGAAGCGGCACGCCGAGCACTTGGATTTCTGGGCCTGTTCTTTGCGTCGATGTTTCCGCAGTATTCTCTGGCAATCAAGGTAGCCTTTTTTCTGTGGGACGTATTCCACCAGGGGAAATGACATGGACCTCGGCGACGAGTGCCCCCCGTGGGTAGCCGAGGAAGGGCGCGAGATTTGGCAAGACACGTTACTCGAACTGAAAAGTCGCGACATGCTGGGCCGAGCCAGCCGCGTTCAGGTCGCCACGTATTGCCAAACGTGGGCACAATACGCCGCCGCAACGGCAGCACTGACAAAAGACGGCGAACTCAATATGTCCGTCAACAAGTACGACAAAGAAGGGAACGTGATCGGAGAGGAATTGAGTCCATGGTACAAGGTCCAGCAAGACGCCGAGGCGAAACTGAGACGGTACTGGAGCGACTGGAGACTACTCCCGAAGGACGTGAGGATCGTACCAGATGATGGCCATCGACGAGGGGCAGCTCGATTGCTGGAGTCACTACAGCGAGCAGGAAAGGCAGACGCTGCTGGATCTGCTCGCGCGAGCTGATTACGATCCCGACCGCGTTGAGCAGGTCGCCACAGACGCCGAACTCGAACTACTCAGGCGATCGAATCAGGAAACGCAGCACGCCCCGGAACACGATCACGAAGCGAACCTTTCCGCCTACGAGCGACACAAGGCCGACGCTGCGAAACGATCACGAGCCAAGTCAAAGGCCGGCCGCGATATCGGCCCGATTCCTCCGGTGACGGATCCGGAGAAACGCAAGGCGTGCGAGGCGAGCCTACAGACGTTTCTCGAGACGGTGTTTCCTCATGCGTTTCGGCTGGGCTGGTGTGACGATCACCTCATACTCATTAGCGAACTGCAAAAGGTGATTGAGTCCGGAGGGTTTCGAGCAATCGGAATGCCGCGAGGAACTGGCAAAAGCACTATCGTTATGCGGGCAATGTTGTGGGCAGTCTGTCGAAGGCTCCACAGTTACGCGATCTTGACGGCTGCAAACTCTGGCAAGGCCGAAAAACTGCTGAGAGACCTCAGCGTCGAACTGACCCACAACGAAATTCTGCTCCAGCTTTTTCCCGAGGTCGCGTTTCCATTCGTTGCACTAGAGGGAGTCGCTAACCGAGCGCGTGGCCAACTGTTCCGAGGCGAATCGACGAACATCGCGACCAACAATAAAACGCTCTGCTTTGCCACGTTGAAGGGATACCCCGGGACCGGTGCAATTATTGGCGCGGCGGGATTGCTCGAGGCAGTCCGCGGAGCCCTTCACACCCTCCCAGACGGCCGCGTGATTCGCCCGTCGATGCTGCTTTGCGACGACTTCCAGACGCGCGAGTCTGCCATGTCGCCGCTTCAATGCCACAACCGCAACGAGGTTATACAGAACGACCTCGTCGGAATGGCTGGACCGGATTCCGCGTTCTGTGCTCTCGTGACGTGTACGGTCATTAGGAAGGACGACGCCGCCGACAGACTGCTGACCCCCGACCTCCACCCAGACTGGTGCGGACTGCGCCGGAAGTTCCTGCGATCGATGCCGAACGAGGAAGCCATGAGGCTCTGGAGCCAGTACGCCGAAATTCGAGCCAACAGCCTGCGAACTCACGGCGACATCAGAGACGCGACGAAATACTACGTGGCCAACCGTGCCGCGATGGACTCCGGAGCCGAGGCGAGCTGGGAGGCACGTTTCGCCGCCGACCGTGGCGAGGTGTCTGCGATCCAGCACGCCATGGAATGGTACTACCGCAGCCGCTCGGGATTTTTCAGCGAACTGCAGAACGAGCCAGAGGACGACAGCAAATCAGGCCGGACGTGGTTGTCCGCCTCCGACCTCGCCACAGATCGCAACATTCAGTGCGCCCGCGGTGTGATCCCTCGAGGCTATACGCATCTCGTGGCAGACTGCGACGTCCAGGGCTCTTTGCTGTATTACACGGTCGCAGCATTCAAGCAGGACGGTTCGGGCCATGTGATTCGATACGGTACCTGGCCGGAGCAGGAAGACCCATATTTCACGCTCAGAGAGGCTCGCAAGACTCTGAACAGGAAATACCCCAGACGCGGAGACATGGCCGCACTCTCTCAAGGGATCACGGATCTTGCCGACTGGCTGTTCGAACAGGAATGGAAAACCGAGGACGGCGACGATATGCCGCTGCTCGCCGCTGCTTTCGATGCTCGCTGGCAGACGACGCTGGTCCGTGAGGCTCTCCGCAGATCCCAGCACGCGAAACGCCTGCTCGCCTACTTCGGGCAATCCTACCGAGCCGCAGACAAGCCGATTCAGGAAAGAAAATTCGACGCCGGCTCCCGTGTCGGTTTGGGCTGGGTGATGCCGAAACGGAAAACGGTCTCCGACGTCAAGACGCTGACAGTCGACGTGAACTTTTGGAAAACGAATCTCCACGATCAGCTCGCCATCAGGATCGGACACCCGGGAGCCGTGACGCTCTACGACGGAAAACATCGAATGTACGCCGAGCATTTAACGGCGGAGTTCGCCACTCAGACGGAAGGCAGAGGCCGGACTGTGATGGAATGGCGACTCAGGCCCGGGGCTGAGAATCACTGGCTCGACACAACGACAGGCTGTCTCGTTCTCGGCTCCGTGATGGGCTGCAACGTCCCTGAGATCTCGGACGCTGTCGAACGGAAACGCAAACGCAAACCCCGCAGAAAGACGGAACTCAAAACATGAGCACACAGGCGAAACCAAAGAAGACAGGCCGACCACAGGGAGCAGCGACCGCTGACAGAGATCTCGTCGACGTTCCGGCCAGCCGTTGTGCTCGCTGTGGATGCACTGACCGAGCAACATACAACGATTGCAAACGAATTCCGGGGCAGGGACATGACCCCAGCGGCAAGCCATATACGGCGGTCATTTTGAGGCCGACAAAATGCCTGAACCCAAAATGCGGACAGCATCGCGTCGATAGAACATGGGAATATGTCGCCAATGAAACAGGCGAAACCAATTAACGCGATTCAGTTTCGCCTCGGCATCCCGCAACCTGCAACATATGGCAACGGAAACGACGCTCGACAAGATCAATCGACTTCGCGCACTGCTGGAAAGCGGTGTCACGTCGTCGTCAGTCGACGGGGAAACCACCTCGTTCGATCTTGCTTCAGTGCGTCGTGAACTGATCAGGCTGGAGCGAGAGTACGGCACCAGAGCGAAGCGCAGCCGCGTTATCACCCCAATGATGGGGAGACGCTGATGAGCACCGTTAACGCACCTACAGGCGACCAGACATATCAAGCGCTGAACCCGAAGAACCGCCGCAGGGCATCGACCCGCCGCGTCGTTCTCGAGGATCGCCTCTTGACTGATCGCCGCAGAGAGGCTCTGTCGGCTAACGCTCTCGACGTTTGGCGGAATATGGGCCTGATGGCCTGGGCGATTCGCAGAACTCTCGACTATTGTTGCCTCTGGGACTTCCAGCCCAGAACGAAAGACCGTGGACTCAATGACGCTTTGAAACAATTGATGGCGCGGGACACGGAACCCGAGGCAATCGACTATTACGGCCGAATGGACTGGGACGATATGCGTCGAGTCGCCGAGGCTCAGAAGTTACTGTCCGGCGATTGTTTTTTTGTGAAGATGGCCGATGGTACTCTTCAGATGATTGAGGGTTCCTACTGCAATAGCCCGACCACCGCACGAAACAAGGCCGAGACATGGGTCAACGGTGCAAAGCTCAAGAATGGCCGCGTCGTCGCGTGGAATTTCTCGCAGGAGGATCCCATCACCGGCCAGCGTTCGGACAAGTCGGTTCGTCAGTCGTCCGTGTGGCAACACTGCCAATTCGAAGGGCGACCGAACCAGATACGGCCGCAGTCTCCGATAGTCGCCGCAATCAATGAATTTCGCGACCTCGACGAAACGTTCGACCATATGCGGGCAAAGGTCAAACTCGACCAGCTTTTCGGAATTGCCTTCACACGAGCGGCAGACGCCGAGGGATTCGACGAGGACGATCCAGCAGCGTCGGACGTTCAGGAGGGCTCCGCCCGCGTCGTGGACTTTGGAGACGGCCCAGCCGTTTTTGATCTCGACGAAGGCGAGGGGGTCACACCGGTACAGAGTCAGAACCCAGCATCATCAACGCAGGAATTTTTGAAACTGTGCGCTCAGGTTGCTCTGAAGTCGCTTGATCTGCCATACAACTTTTTTGACGAGGCCCACACCAATTTTTTCGGAAGTCGTGCCGCGTGGTTGCTGTTCGAGCGGGCTTGTTATGCTCGCCGCAAAACGCAGGACCGACTCCATCGGAAAATGACGGTCTCCCGTTTCTGGCGATGGGCGTTGCCTGTCGACATGGGCGGAACCGGGGAAATAACACTCCCAAACTCAATGCAGATTCAGGACGTCCCTTTCCGCTGGGTTCCTCGAGGCGTCGCGTGGTGGAAACCACAGGAAGAACTCGACACGGCTCTCAGATCGGTCGCCGCCGGCCTCAAATCAATGCAGGACGTTTGCGACGAGCACGGTTTCGGAGACTATCTGGACAACGTCCGCGAGATCCACGGCGAACGTGAGGAACTTGCGAGCCTCGGTTATGTCCAGAAGTGGAGCCAACAGGCGATGGTATACCTCGCCGACATTGACGACATGAGCGAACAACCGGCGACGGGTGGCGAGTCGCAACCCTATTCCGAAGACGAGCCGGAGGTTCCGGTCGATCCAGCCCCAGACGAAAGTTAAGGAACTCGAATCATGACTAACATGCTCGATCTGATCGAAGCAATTCAAAACATTAGCCCGGCGATTTCGCAGGCCGCCGTTGTCGCCGCACTGACCGACAATTCCGGCGGAGCCTCCGCGGACGGCACGATCGGAGCCGTCACAACGTTTACGCCGAGCGTCGCGTGGAATGGCTCGTCGGTTTATCCCAGCGCCGCAGACGCAACCGCTATTGCCGCTGCAATCACTGCACTGATGGCCGCAGTCAAGGAACTGTCGACAAAACAAAACGCTGTGATAGCATCGCTGAAGGCTGCCGGAGTGATGGCCAGCTCATAACGGCCGCAGATCATTTATCGCGTTCAGTTTTTCGAATCACCGGAAGCAAGTCATGCCAGCAATTACAACCGCACCGAAAAACGGCCTCTTTCGAACTCAAACGACCAACGCACCCCCGGTGCGAGTCGACCGAGCCGCTCGAGTCGTTTTCGGCTGTGCTCTCATGCAGGCTGGAGATTTGAATCCGGGCGATTCGAGAAACTGGACCGTTACGCCGGAAACGCTGTTTCAGGCGCACGAACTCGGCAGCCGTGGAAACAACGGGCTCAAGGCGCGATTCACTCACCCGAATATGTCGTCGGACGGAATGGGTTCATACCTAGGCCGCTGGAAAAATCTCAGAATTGACGGTGACACTTTAAGAGCCGATCTGCACATCGCCGACGCCGCCTTCACTTCACCGCAGGGGGATCTGGGAACGTATGTCATGGAAATGGCAGACAGCGAACCGGATATGTTCGGTGTCAGTTTGGCCACCGAACTCGACATGGAAAGCCTCGCTCAATTCGAGCAGGAACGTGACATCAGCGGCGACGGCTCGGCTCGCTGGGAAATGAAATTCACAGCAGTGCGGGCCGGAGACGTCGTCGACGAGCCAGCCGCAACCCGCGGCGGAATGTTCGACTTGTTAACGGTCGATCAACGAAACCTGCCAGCTCAGGCTACTGCGCTGCTTCAAACATACTTTGGCGATGCGGAACCTGCCGTGGTCCGTTCCCGTATCGACGGATTTCTGGACCGCTATTTCAGCAACAAAGGGGCAACCATGCCGGAACAAACGACCTCGCCAGTCGAGGAAACAACGCCAACCACTGAGACGCCAACCGAGCAACCGACGACGCCTACCCCGACGACCACAGAACCGCCGGCCAACGAGTTCGGCAGCGTCGATCTCGGAGAGTATATGAGCACGTTCGGTGATGCCGACGGCGCTCGAATGTTCCGCGATCGGGTTCCGTTTCAAACGGCACTCGTTCAGCATCTCGCGAAACTCCGCGGCACCATTCAGGATCTTTCCGCAGAGAACGCTCAGATCAAGGCACGTTCCGCAGAACTGGCAAAAACGATGCACGGAGAGACCGAGCCGGTAAACGTCGGCCAGGGCGAGAAAAAGAAGTCACTGTCCGAGGCTTTCCGCCGGGGATCAAACCCGAAACAACGCTGAGCCGCCAGAACCGCGGCAACGAATCACCTTTGTCTCCGTGATGGGAGACCCGGATAAGGACGACGGTCCCCGGGTTCTCCCTCAACGAGAGTTTTTGTTTGACGAAATCCATCACGGGGGATCGAAAAGGAATCCTCCAAATGGCTGATACTCTGACGACGCTGGCCGAGCTGGTGCTGTTCAACAGCGCCGACGTGAATCCAGCCGAAATGACCAACATTCTAAACGGTGCTCCGGTGCTGTCGGCATTGCACGCGATGCCATCCAGCAACGGCACACTGCACAAGTACAACATCGAAACCGGCGCACCGGTCGTCGGGTTCCGTGCTGTGAACGACGGAGCCGATTACACGGCCGGCAGCAGCACTCAGACCAGCGTCACGCTGAAATACCTCGACGCCAAGGTGATCGAGGACGCCGCAGAATGCGGAGCCTACAAGGGCGGGGCCGAGGCGTGGATGGACCACCGCACTAGCCGCGTTCTGCGTCAGGCGTTGTACGTCTACGAAAAACAGGTCTGGTATGGGACCGTTCACGGTAGCTCGGACGGATTCGCAGGTTTGGCGAATGATGCCAACTACAACGGCAGCGGCGACGCTCTCGTCGTTGATGCTGGCGGCACGACCGCCGGAACTGGTTCCTCAGTCTGGTTGCTGTGCTCGACTCCAGACGACGCCGCGTTCGCTCTTGTTGGTGCTGGTGATCCAGCGATTAATGGCGGGAACAATATCAACTTCACAATCAGCGAAACGTTTCGCTCGATGGTTCTCGGAGCCAACTCCAAGAGCATGACGGCACTTTGCCGCGATGCTGGGGCGCATTTGGGCATTCAAGTCGGCAGCAAATACGCTTGCGTGCGAATTGCCAACCTGACAGCAGACAGCGGCAAGGGTCTGACTGACGCACTGTTGGAGGATGCAATGGCCTTGTTCCCGTCGTCAATGCAGCCGACTGTGATCGCCATGAGCCGCCGCAGCCGAAAGCAGCTCCGCAAGAGCCGAACGACCTACAGCCCGACCGGTATGCCAGCACCGAACCCGATCGAGTTCGACGGTGTTCCGATTTTCGTAACGGACAGCATCATCGACACCGAGACGCTGTTGGCGTAGTCCTTTCCTCAGGGTTGCTCACTCGCTCGGCTGCAGAGCCTTCACTGTATCCGAGTCGAGTGGGCAATTTTGACACATCGCGAAAACAATGGCGTTCCGACATGGTTTCACCCGTTCAAGCAGCAATGCAAGCGACACACGCGGCCACTCGCCGCGTCCGTGGTGAATCCGTGACATACACACGCGGAGCGACAACCGCGACCGTGACGGCGACCAGAGGCAGCAGCCGCTGGACGTCCGAAGCAGTCGAGGGCTCCGTCAATGTCGATGAGCGTTCCGAGGACTGGCTGATTCTTGCCACCGATTTGACGGAGGCCGGAATCACTGGCGGACCGACGCGAGGCGACACAATCACCGATGAAAACGACGTCGTTTTTCGTGCTATGCCGCCCGGATCAACGGAGCAGGTCTGGCGATGGCACGACAGAGGCCGAACCGTTTACAGAATCTTCAGCAAGGAACGGAACTCATGAGTTCTGGTATTCAGGAAGCAGCAACGAAAGGACTCGTCGACTGGGCAAAAGGCCAACCATTTACCAACGTCCTGCTCACGGCAATTTTCTGTGCGGGTTGTTGGTTTGTGTACTTCGCTCTCAATGTGGCAATCCCACAGCATATAAAAACGTTGAACGATTCAGCGGAGCGAATACACACCTCCCACAGGGAGGAACGTACCGAGACGGTCAAAATGTACGACAAGTGGAACAGTCAGATTTTCGAACTGAAACGAGAGGCACAACAGGCGACTAGAGCACAGGCACCTGTCGCAAGTGTGGAACAGTAACATATGGCACTCAGCGCACATCAGGAACTTGCAGACGTCCTCCGTGGCCTCATCGCCGCGTGGGGCTCGCTGCCGTCCGGATTCAGCGTTGAACGAGTTTATAGCGTCGACCGATACGTCGGCGGCTGGACTGATGAAGCTCCTGGGCGAATTTGCGTCCTCGTGTCATCGATCACGCCAGAGCGCACCGGACGCAATACAGATCAAGACGACGTGACTGTCTCCGTCGTCTGGCTGCAGAAACTGACAGACATCACAACGATCACTGAGACAGACACGGCCGACACTAACGCCGACACACTCCGAAAGTTCCTAAGATCAAAGCAGCGGGCGACGCTCCCAGTATTCGGTCGGACAGCCAGCCGCGTCGCCACTGGTGTTCCGACACCATACGCCGCCGACATGATCCGCAACAATGAGATTTTTTGTTGTGTCATTCAAACGACCTACAGACTGTTCGCGGAGGTCGCGTGATGGCATTCCAACCGTTCAAAGTGCAGCTTTCGAGATTCCTCGACAGACCGCTCGCGAAGCAACTCGGAAAGACTCGCCGCAGATACCTGACAAGAGTCGGCGGTGCGATTCGCAAGACGGCTAAACGACTGTTGAAACCAGCGAAGGAAATGAGCCTCTCGGAAATGACTCCAGAGGCACGCGCCCAGTATTGGTATGAGGTTTCACGCTGGCGGAAGGGACTTCGCAAGTCGGAGCCAATGCTGCCGGACCGCGTCGCACCCCGAGGAAGGCCGCCGCTACTTCACACACATTTGATCAAACGCGATGCCAGAGGAAAAACAGTCTTCAACAAAACCGGCAAGGTCAAGACGTTTAACCCTCTCAAGGATCTGATTCTGTTCTCTCTCGACGATGCTGGAACCTCCGTTGTGATCGGCCCGAGCCAGTTTCATAGCGGCAACCTGCAACGACTCGAAAAAAATAACCCATTCATGGAACCGGCGTTTGCCGCGATCGAGCCTCAATTTCCTCAATTCCTCGCCGCCGCAAGTGGCAACAACTAAGGACAAAGAAACATGGTAGCCGCAACGCCCGGGGCCGTTTATGGCGATGACGCGAAACTTTACTACTCCGCAACACTTGGCGGAGCCGGATCACTGACCGTCATTGATTGCGTAATTGATGACACGATCAACCGCGAACGACGATCAAGCGAAGTCGTTTACCGCGGAGCCGACGAGGTTATGGAGCACGTCGGCAAGTGCAAAACGACCATCAGCGGGAACTTGATGACGCTGGTCGGGACGCCTGGCGTCGCGTATTTGGTTCTAAAAGCCGCGTTTCAGGCAAAAACGACGCTTCACTGGGCCGCCTCTACCGGTGACATCACTGAGGTCGGCGCACAAGTCACACGCTTTGAGGGCAAGATCAAGAGTTGGACGGAGTCACGTCCGGACAATGGGAACGTTCAGGTGGCGTTCGAAATCGTCAAAACGCCGGACAGCAGTTACGCGACGACTCTGGCTGTTACCGCTTCCTAACGGTCGCCGCACAATCACAGCCGCGGTGTGAATGCCGCGGCGTTTTCTGTTTTTCAATGAGGGAACGAGACATGCCAGAACTTGGCGAAATCAACGAGGTCGAGGTCATCAAGGCGGACGGTTCGAAAACCACCGTGAAACTGAAAACGATCGGCATTAAGCGAGAGCCGAAACCGCCAGAGCCGCAGGAACCTATTACGCCGGCCGAACCAGAATAGACCGGCCGACGAACAACGCAACCACGAACCTGAGGGCAAACAATGCACGCGACATGGACAGACAATACGGGGCATCCGCACCCGTTGAAGATAGACGGAGCAACCGCGAAACGCCTGCTCCGGGAATGCGATATTAACCTGCTGACCTGTTTGGTCGACACGGGGCACATTCAAAAGATCATACAGCGACTGGCAGACGAGCCAGAGGTACTCATGGCAGCGTGTGCCTGTTGTGAAGGAATCGACCCTAAGGCGCAAGATCACTATTTCAGCCTCTGGGACGGCGACGCATTTCAGACCGCATCGGTGGCACTGTTGGAAGCGATCGCTGATTTTTTCCCGGTCCGGCCTCGTCAGATCCTGACGACATTGATCAGCAAGATGATCGAGGCCGCGGAAATGGTCAGCGGCAAAGCACTGACGGCGGTAATGAAGCAACTGGAGGAAACGGACTTTTCTTCGGTCGTCGACAGATCGCAGACCCGTGGAGGTGGTGGAACTGGATCTGCGGAGTCGTCGGCAACGGGGCAGAAACGCTCACCCTCCGGGAACTTCTATGGCGGTGGGAAGGAATCACGTATCACGAATTCATGATCGCCGGCCATATCGTCGCCGCGGTTTACAACGTGAACCGAACGAAGGACACGCAAAAGGTCTGGAGCTGGATCGACTCGCACCCGAGTCATCAGAAACAGAAACGACACGGAGCCAGTGGAAAACAGGTTATCGCAGCGGTCGCCGCGATGGGCTCCGGAGAATGGGAGTTTGCTCCCGGGTACGACTGGTCCGTGATTATGGGAACTTGAAATGTCCAGCGGTGGAATCGAAGCGGCAAAAGCGTTTGTGCGAGTCTATTGGGAAGACTCCGCCATCCGCCGAGGCATTGAAAGCACAAAAGCGATGCTCGAGTCCACGGCCGCCAATATCGCCTCGATCGGGGCTGGAATGGCTGGAGCTGGGGCAACGATTCTGGCACCGCTGACAGCCGCCGTGTTTCAGTTTGCGGGAGCTGGGGCAGCAATCGACGACATGAGTCAGAGAACCGGAGCCAGTGCAGAGGCACTCAGTCAGCTTGCATACGCCGCCGGCCAGTCTGGAACCGACATCGGCACGGTCGAAAAAAGTATTCGAAAGCTCGGCAAGACCGTGACAGAAGCCGCTGACGGAAGTCAGGGAGCCGCCGCCGCTCTTGCCGCGATCGGTCTGAGTGCTGCCGAGCTGTCGACGATGACACCGGAGCAACAACTGCAGGCCGTCGCCGATGGACTCGCAAAGATCCCCGATCCCGGTGAGAAAGCCGCGCGAGCGATGGACGTCCTCGGCAAATCAGGGGCCGACATGCTGCCTCTGATGAACGGCGGAGCTGAGGGAATCCGGGAACTCATGAACGAGGCCGACGCGCTCGGTCTCACTCTATCAGGCGATCAAGCAGCGTCCGCCGCCGCGTTTGATGATATGTGGGATAAACTCAAAAACACGTTCGGAGCCGTGTCCATGCAAATCGGGGCCGCGCTGGCTCCGGCAATCACTGACCTGATGGGCCGCGTTGTTCCCGTCGTCGCCCAGGTCGTTCAGTGGATCCGCGAAAACGGAGGACTCATCAAGGGCGTCGCCATGCTGGGCGTGGGGCTGGTTGTCGCTGGCGCTGCATTGACTACATTCGCCGGACTGCTCACTGGTATCGCGTTTGTTCTCGGAGCAATCACGAGTCCTCTGGGAATTATGATCGGACTCATCGCCGGTCTGGGCGTTGCGGTGATTCAGTATTTCGGCGGAGCGACGAACGCTCTCAACATGCTGAAGGATGCCTTTCCGGGACTGCTGGCACCGATTCAGGAAGTCGGCGGGGCAATGATGAAGTTCCTTAACGCTGGCGAATACCAGAAAGCCGCGGAGGTTCTCTGGCTCGGCCTCAAACTGGCGTGGATCACCGGAATAGACGCACTCAATCAAGAATGGTTGATCTGGAAACACGCATTCCAAGACGTTTTCGATTCGGCAGCTAACTACGTCGTGAAGAAATGGGCCAAACTGCAGAACACACTGGCAAAGGGTATCGTCAGTGTGATGGCGTTTTTCGATTCTTCAATTAACGTCGATGACGTGAACGCTGAACTCGAGGCCATGCTACAGCAGCAACTGGCAACGACAGACACGGCCGCAGCGGAACGACAAAAGGAACGGGATGCCGAATTCGCCTCCAATGTCGGCAAGGTCAATGCCGATTTGATCGCCGCCCGCGAGGCTCTGGCGGCGTCCGTGTCTGAGGCAGCCGCACTCGAGCCAGCCGTTCCAGAGGCCGTCACAGCGGCACAGCAGGCACTGACGACTCAGCTCGATGACGTTTCCGTGAACGTCGCCGCGGCTACAAAAACACCGATGAACCAACCGCAGGACATCAGAAGCGTCGGCGGGGCCGCTCAACTGACGAACCTGATCAACAGGACCGGCGAGGTGTCCCGGCGTCAACTCGACGCACTGCTGGAGATCGCACGAAACACAGCGGGCGGATTCAGCCCGGAGGTGGTGAATATCTGATGGCTGTTTCATGGGTCAAAGAACTGAGACGATACGACTGGCAGGAGGACGCCGAGGGCAACGAGACGGCGGTCATAGAATATGAGATTTTCGTCGATGATTACACGACGACGATCAGCAGTATTCTCGCGCACGCCAGCGTACCGGATCGTCGCTCCGCTCATCCAGAAAACTCGAACGCCTTGTGCGTCAGTCGATCACTCAAAGGAGCCAGCGACTTCGACGATCTCATGATTCTTACGGCGACGTTTTCGACGAAACCGATCAGCCAGCAGGACAATAACGACCCTTTGAACATGCTAGTCAAGGGGGGAATGCGATCAGCTTGGAAAGAGGTTCCCGCGTATTACGACGCCTTCGGATATCCTCTCGTCAATGGTGCCGGCGATCTTTACGAGGGGCTAGTCAAAAAACAGCGATTGCGACAAATCAACGTGACGGCCAATTATGCAGCGATTCCGAATTATCTGTTCGATCTCGCCGAAACGCTCAACAATGCCGCCGTGACGATACACGGCAAAACCTATCCGGCTGGAACGTGTCTGTTGACCAATGTCAACATGCCGGACGAGCCGACGACATCAAAAGACGGTGTCTCATACTGGCCGATAACTTACGACGTCGAGGTCAATCCCGCCGGCTATTTCATCATTCTGCCCGACAAGGGAATGCACGAACTCGTTTATCAGACCAGAGCCAGCGTCACAGCACCGAACAACAAATTCGCGGACGTATCGAAGGCAACATACGACGCGGAAGGCACGGCGAATCTAAAGCAAGTCATAAAACGCCGGATTCAAACGAGTGAACAGCAGGACACGGCAGAACCCTTGTGGCTCGATCAGAACGGACAAGCGACGCGGGTAATATCGTTGACGAATACGCCGTTGACGTCCGGAGCGATGACGGCCGGCAGCGCTACGCTGACGGTAGCCAGTGGACTCGTCGAGGCGACGCACAAAGGCTGTCTGGTCATTGTCCCGGGGGCCGGTCCGTTCGGCAGAAAATTGGAGGCAACAATTACGGCGGTCGCGAGTGGTACATCGTGTACCTTGAGCCGCGCAGCACTGACGACAGTGTCCGGCAAATCGGTCTACATTCCGGGGGCACGGTTTCGCCAGTTTACGCTCGATGATCTCGCCGACTGGTCGTCTGTGCCACTCCCGGACAATGAGCCATGAGCAAACGTTACACGCCAAACCTCACAATCACGGACGCCAGACGCCTGCGATCTGTACTCGATGCCGCAGACGTTTCGACGTCTGGGGCGTTGGAGTCCAGCATTTCGCAAAATGGTGGCGCTGTTGTCGTCGAGATCAGGGAAGACATAGCCGCCGATGACCTCGATCAACATTACGTTTCCTTGATGCGACTAAACGGTGGGGAGTTCGTCGATACTCTGCAAACCGTTCCCGTTCGGAACGTTTCGCGCGTAGGGATAACGGCGTCCGAGGAATTTCCCGTCCGTGTCATCGCGAAACACGTTAGCAATCTCGGGCTGTGCATCGACATCCAGTTTGTTGGAAGTGAACTCATTCAGTTTCAGCCCACTGACGTTTGCGAGGGTATTGGCCTTACTTGTGATTGTGTCACGGCAACAGTTCTCACGGCGTCCTGCGGTTCATCGGTTGAACCTGGCGACGTCGTTCAGGTCTGGGACCAGTCACGCGGCTGGTTTCAAATGCCAGAGGCGTTGTTGTTCGCGTCGGTCGGCTGGGCTCATAAGGTCAAAGTCACCGAGGCAGACCAATACGATCTGCCGTTCGACGTCGGTCCGTGTCGCTATGTCGTCATTTCAATGGACTGCATCGAGCAGGAGCCAGCCTGATGGCGTTCGACGTCTTCGGCCATGGCCCGCAATATCTGCCGTATGTCAATCCGCAGTATTATTCAAACGGGCCGGATAGGAAGAAAGGCCCGTCAAAATGTCGCGGCGTTGTTGGCGGATGTTACGACGGAGCACCAGAACCACACGACCACTCATGTTGCTGCGATCCATGCCGACACGTCTACGTCGATGTTTGCGGCTCTGGGCATTGTTGCCGGTGCATTCCGAAGGCAATTTGTGCGGTGTTTACTCCGGACACCGTCACAGCACAATGCAAGGCGAAGTCATGGACGATGACGCCCTCAACAGCGGATGGAAGATCTTCCTACACCTTTTCACCGAATGGCGATCAAATCACACTGAGCGTCGGTGCAGAAACTGCGGAGGAAGGATACGTTGGCGAATGCACATGGAAACTGTTTTCTGCCGCACTGAGCATCAATGAAAGTAGACTAATCGACCACAGCGGCGCGGTTCATTGTCAAGCACCGCCGGACTTCACAATTGAGGGGTTCAATTACGTTCGGTACGACAGCGAGGGCACGCCGTCAGATTGTTACGGCACAATAACGTTTACCGAAAAGACATTTGCGAAAGTGCCGTTCGTTTATCGCTGGCAGGGGCAGGAAGAGTTTGCGGCGGTGACGTGCGGCAGTTGTTCACAGATCTGTCAGGTTCTCTGCGTTCGTCGTGGCAACGAATACGAATCAGATTACACGCGAGTGGATTTCCTCTGGGACACGGACACAGAACGCTGGAACGCGAACGACACCAGCGGGCACTACATCACGCTCCATGAGGAATACGGAAACTGTTACCTCAAACTAGACAGCATCAGCCCTACGACACTTCAGGGCGACTTGGTTCTCATTGATACTGCAGCTTGCTCGATCGGAATGGATTTGACTGTCGTCGATGAGGTCGGCGATTACATCAAAATAAGCTGCAATCCCTGTTCCTGCTGGCGGTATTTGTGCGGGGCGTTTCGTTGTGCCTGTCGTGAACTCTGCGGCGTTGGAGTGTTGGCGGGCGAACTTGTTGAGCCGTTTACGCTGAATTGGGACACCGACGCTCTGCGATGGGGTGACGACACTTTTTCAGTCACACCGACGCGCGGCGAGAATGGCGAGTGCATGGTGTCAGTCACCGGCTTTGAAGATCCTGTCGAGGTTACAGAAACGAACGACGGATCATTCGGTTTTGCGATTTCTCAAAGCACCGCCGATTCCTTGTCCGAAGGCTCCGCGACTTACTACTACTTCCGCTGCAAAAATTGTGACGTTGATTGTGCGAGCGGGACGTGTCTGTCTGAATGCGAAGACGTACCGTCAGTTCTCTACGCAGAACTGAGTGCGGCACCGTGGACGGAAATGCTCGGCTGCAATCCTGCCGAACTCTGTTTTGAAACGATCACGTTCCCGCTGGTGCAGGTGTTTGTCTCAACGATCGACAATCCGGCTGGCGAATGGCGGTGGATCGGGAGTGCGATCATTTCCTGCAAAAATTGTATCGGAGCAACGCGCAAGAATTATCTGGTCAGTGTTGATATCGGATGCGATGGCGCTGGAACGTTTAGTGTGTACCATCCAGACGCATCCGCCCAGTGCAGTCAGAATCTCAGTTTTACTCTGCCTTGCGACGGTTCGGCTCCGTGGGATTTCACTTTCGGACCTTACACCGATTGCGATGGCCTCAATGGTTGCTGCGATGAGGGCGGGTTCATTTTGGGAATCACGGAATGAGTTGTGACCAATTTCCGGCGGGATCCAGAAAACACCAGATCTGCACCGGTCAGGCGGATTTGCCACTGGAAAAAATCAACGCCTACCGAGCGAAATGGGGGCTCGATCCGCTCTCTGAGTCGAAGTCGCCGGGAACCGTTCGTGTCATCGTGCATCAGGGGCAGGCACCATTGCAGGTGCGCAGGGTTGAGCATTCCAGACGGCTGCCGTGTAAGTGCTCCGTAAAGACGCCGGCACAGGGGCCGGGAACGGAGTTAATCGAACTGCTGAAGGGCTGGAAAGTTCCGCCATGCCAGCAGTGCAAGGATCTTGCAGCCAGAATGAATGTATTGGGGGTTTCAGGCTGCCGTGAGCGAATCTCCGAAATTGTTGAAGACATATTTCCTCGTGCGAAGGAATGGCTCGCAGCGAATAAGCCGTGGGCTCACGCGATGCTGCCGGAGATTGTCGAGGACGCTGGCATCCGGTTAAAACTCCGTCACGACGTTGGAAGGGCGATCGACGCCGCCGACGCAAAACAGTTACGGCGTTCCGCCCAATACGTGAGCCACGGTTACAAGGCCTCGCCGGCGACGTTTGTTGATGCTGCGGAACCGATGTTTCGCATTAGGACGGCCGTCCGCACATCGTTCCGCGAAGTCAGAACGCTGGAGAAAACAATTGCCTCATTGCAGGCAGCAGGCTTCGAAACGCCGACAGTTTACGCTGAGAAAAACGCAGTCGATGTTCCGGGTGCAATTCAATGGACGGAGCAGCTCGGGGCGTTCCGGTCATTCGTGCGAATGGCTCAGCACATCGTGGAAGGTTACGCGGGCTGGCTTTTGCTCTGCGAAGATGACGTCCAACTAAAAAACGGGGCGGCGGATTATCTGCGGACGCTCAATATCATGCCGGATCAGGTCGTGAGCCTATACGTTTCAGCAAAGCAGGACGGGTTGCTCGCCGGCGATGGGCTCAGTGAGATCATCGGAGACATGCACGGTTCGCTGGCGTATTTGATCCACTCGTCGACGTTGCAACAGGTTCTGAACTCACGGACGTTTCGTGAATGGACGTCGGACCAAAGAGTGGACAGGGCATTTTGTAAAGCCGTCGCCGAGGTAGACGCAAAGCTACTTTGCCCACGTCCTGCACTGGCTCAACATATTGGCCTGACATCAACGCTGGTTGCTGGTCGTCGGCTGGACGCGGCCAGAACGTCGCACAATTTCAGCCCAGATCGACACAAGTCGGGACTCGTTACGCTCATCACCCCGACCGGCGACCGGCCAGAAGCGTTCGCAATGTGCGAGCGATGGATAAGCCAGCAACGATACACGGGGCCGATTCAGTGGATTGTGGTCGACGATGGACACGTCCCGACAGAGGTTAACCAGGCCCATATCGTTCTGCGGCCTGAGCCGATCCACGGACACAGCCTTTGCCGTAATCTGCGAACGGCACTCCCGCACATTCGAGGCCAGCACGTTCTGATCATCGAGGATGACGACTATTACGGGCCGGATTACGTTTCTGTCATGGTCGGAAGACTGCAGCACGCGGATCTCGTCGGAGAGTTCGGGGCGAAATACTACTACATTCGCGAGAAACGCTGGCGGCACAACACGAACGAAAAGCACGCCAGCCTATGCCGTACCGGCTTCAATCGCACGGTCCTGCCGACGTTGGAAAAGTGCATCACTGGAACAGATCACCCGAGCGTCGATTTGCGACTATGGCAGCGATGGGACGGTTCCGCGCTGTACTGGAACGACCAGTCGGGAACGTCTCGAATGTGCGTCGGTATCAAGGGCGTCAGCGGTCGGCAGTCCTACGGATGGAAGCCGTCGAAGAATGCTCAGCTCGACGACGGAAGCAAACTGACACAATGGCTCGGCGCGGATGCGGTGAACTACTCAGCAGGTGGCACCAGCTTAACAACGGTTCCGGGCTCGCCAATATCGCCTGGAACGTCGAACACAGCCCAGCGCGGCTGATAACTGACGACGGTGTATGGCTTTTTGTAACGCTCGTTCGCGACAGGCTCATCGTCGTCACTGTCGACGACACGCTCGACGACACACTCGACCAGTCGATCACCCTGTTTTGCCTCGTGAATTGAAAAAGCGACGAACAGCATCACGGACAGGCAAGCGAGGTAAACAAAGAAACGATCTGCAATATTCATTCTGACGGCCTCCAGAAATCCACGATTTCAAAATCCATGTCCGAAGTCAAGTATAAACCGCGAAAATGGGTTTCCGCATTTCAGGCATATACTGCTGTCTGATGTTTGAACGCGGGCGATATCATCGCAGTTACGAATGAAACGAGGGCAAAAGTAAACGCGGATCGTTGATCCGCTGTTGGTAAGAAATCGAGGAAAACATGAGTCCACAGGAACTGAAGGCACTGATCGAATCTGACCCAGAAGCCAAACGACTGGCGTCAACGGGGGCTGCGGATCTCTGTGCGGCTCGGTGTCGCGATATTGCACCGAAAGTGACTCGTCAGACGATGATTAGCGAGCTTTCGATTCTCAACGTATATCCAAATCCAGCAGACGCGGAAACGGTTTTACAGACGATCGAAGAGGTGGCGAAAGCCAATCCTGTCGTCAATCGCGTGCTGAAATGGCTCCAGCCAGGAGCACCGGGAATTGATATCGGTGACGCTCGTGTTCGTGGCTTGCTGGTTGCTCCAGTGCAATCCGGCGGCGTTGGGTTGAGTCAAGAATTAGCCAGGCCTTTGCTGGCGGCTGCTGAAGTAGCTCCGGAAATCTCCGGGGCCGATGTTTCGACCGCATGGCCTTTTGGAGTGTGATGCCGTGGATAACGCAGAACTGTTATTGATCAAGGCTGAACTAACAAACGATCCTCAAAATCTTGGGCTGACGACAGCACCGGAAGACGACGAAGCGAACGCGAATCTGCTGAATGAGATCCGCGAGGATATTCAAGTCTATCGGGCTTCTGTTGCTTCCGACGAGATTGTTGTTTCCCCTTCAGAGTGGGCCGCATTGTCACCGGCTCAGCAGTCGTGGTGGAACAACCAGACGCTTGATGGCACTGTCAAACCTGCGGTCATTGTCAGTGGATTTTATGAACTGTTCGGCAGCAACACAGCGGCACGAGCGTCTTTTGATGCGGTATCCACTGAGCCAGCATCTCGGGCGCGTCAACTGCTCGACCGGTATGTGACGCTGACACCATCGGACATTGCAAACGCACGGACGGCGACATGATAACGGACTCCGAACTGCTGCAACTGAGGAAAGAAATTTATCTGGCCTTGGTTGCAAAGTCGGGGGTCAGAGAGTGGGACGAGCCAGAGGTCAATCAGACGATCTGGATTGCTGCACTGGATGCAGCAGATGGGCTTTTAGGAATTGACTCAGAACCCTCAGAAGGGGGCGGATCAGTGGCATTACCCGACGCATTTAAAATCCAAGAAGGCACGGCAAAGACGCTTCGAAGCAGCGGCGGAAGTGCTGCCATAACGCTGGCATCATTGGCAAACAGCAACGGAACATCAACCGGTGGGCGGCAATCGGCTTCGCTGGATATGGGAGCAAATTGGGCTCAGCGATGGCGTTTGGAATGCAATTTTGAACTTGCTGCAACTCCGACAGCCGGAAACGCAATTGACCTTCACGCTTCTTGGAACTCAGCAACAGGAGCGGGTGACGCAAATACTAGCGGAAGTGATGCAGCGTATTCAGGCTACAGCAGCAACCTGAACGCTGCTTTGAATCAATTGGAGTTTCTTGGCTCGCATATTTGCACGAGCCAAGTCACATCAACAGTTCAGCGGTCGCTTGTCGGTGTCATATTTCCGAAGGGGCGATGGCTCAACTTGGTAGTGGTAAATCGCAGTGGTGCAGCATTTCATTCGAGTGACGCGAACTGCGTGATTACGCTCACACCGCTTGAAGATACGATTGTCGAGGACGTGTAATGATTTTGCCGGGATCATACGCGAACGGATTCGCACCACGCGACGGAAGCCCGCTGTTTCCGGAGTTGTGGCGTGGTTGCGTTGGCGCTTGGGCACAATGTCTTGGGCCGACAGGTTTGACGCTTCGAGACTGGTCGGCATCAAAGGTTCATGGTGTACTGACTAACGGAACGACGTGGCAAGCGTCTCAGGGCCGATATGCTGGTTCGTTTGACGGTAGTGACGGTTCGGTTGTTTGTGCATATTCACCAGCACACGAAACGCAGTCTGGTGCTGGTTGGATGGTATCGGCGTGGACTTACACCACCTTGGCACCATCAATCGGAACTGCAATTTGCCGAGGCGATTTAACGAGCATTCCTCAGCAGCGTGATTACCTTTTACGGTCGTTATCTGGAGATTGGGGAATCCAAAACGCTGCTGGCGGATCCTTTAATACAATATCGACGGCAGGGGCTTTAGTGCTAAATCGTTGGCAACACGTCGCTGCTTATTGTTTCGTGTCTGGTTCTGCAGGTTTGATTGTAGATGGCAGGCTAGTTGCAACTGGTACGCTTCTTACGACATTAACGGCATCTACTCAGAGGTTTGTCACAATAGGTGCGGCAGCGAATGGCGGTAACGGATACAGCTTTTTTTGGCCCGGACTTCTCGATGACGTGCGAGTTTATTCGATTGTGAATCCGAGCATTCTTTATCGGCTGGCATCACGACGCGGCATTGCCTACGAGCTTGCTCCACGTCGCAGGTCTGCTTTGGTTGCTGGGTTCAATCGTCGTCGTCGTTTGCTGGTAGGAGCAGGATCATAATGTGGGCTAAGCAATCTACAGCAGCGACGTTCATCGTTGGGCCGATTCTCGATTCAGCCGGGGCTGAGTTCACGACTGCGGTCATTGGGGATCTGTCGATCAGTAAAAACGGAGGCACACTCACCGCACTGGCAGCAGCGGCGACGTTGACGCATATCGCAAATGGGCAGTACACGCTGGTGCTGACAAACGGCAATCTTGACACCCTTGGACGGCTGCAGATTACTTGTAATCGACCCACGTACCAAATGCCGCCGGTAGGCTTGACCGTTGTTCCTGCAATGGTCTTTGATTCGATGGTTTTGGGCACAGACGTTTTGCAATCGGATGTCACTCAGTTCGGTGGCACAAACGGAACCTTTACAGATGGAAAACCAGCAGCGGTACTGGACTCCGCTGCTCTCCGATCGGCTCTGGGAATGTCCGCTGCCGATTTGGATTCTCAGCTCGACGCGATACTGGCCGCCGCAACGGCCGCTGCCGGAACCGGGGCGCGTACCGTTACAATCACTGTCAACGATGGTACTACCGTCCTACAAAACGCAGTCGTTCGATTCACCGAGGGCGGAAACACCTATCGAGCACTCACCAATTCTAGCGGAGTCGCGACGTTTAATCTCGACGACGCGACATACACCGTTGCCATCAGCAAAGTGGGCTACTTTTACGCTGGGACGACGATGATCGTCAACGGTGTTGAAACTGCGACCTATTCGATGACCGCCATCAACGTGACGCCGGGAACTGGCGACCTCACGACCGGATATCTGACCTGTCTCGACGAGGAAGGCGTCGCCGAGGAAGGTGTTTCGGTGCGTTGTCAGGTGGTGCAGGTTCCAGCCTCTGGAACGGGTTTCGCCTATGATTCGGCCGTCCAGCTCGCGACGTCAGACGCCGACGGGCTTGTCGAATTTCCGATGGTCAAGGGGGCCAGATATCTCGTCTGGCGTGGATCGATCAAGCCGCCGCAGGGAATAACTCCTGTGCTGATCTCGGCCTCCGCCGGATCGACTACCGCGCTGGGCTCGCTGATTGGCGACTAGGAACGGAGTTCCGAACCGCTGTTATTGTTCCGCCTTTGTGATGGCACTGGCAACCATTGCCATCCTGCTTTCACTGTCGTCGATTCGCCCATGCTGCAAAACCATCTTGAGAGCCTCCAGCATTTCAGGAGCAGCCGCTATCAGTCGAGCGTTTGCAATGACATCAGGATCGGTTACGCCATAGACGATGCCGATCCTTGCGTCATCCGCGGCAATCTCTCGACCTCGACCCTCCTTCAAGTCCTTTATCCCGCCGATTCTCCACGGCCCCCGTGTGTACTGTCCCATCCCTCAAAACTCCTGCAAAAGTGCCAACAGAGGAACCACGATCCGATGCTCATTGCTTATCAAACGATTCCCATGCGGCCCGCAGGTCTGCGGCTGCCTGCCTAATCTGATCTACGGTATGCACTACCCATCCGCCATCGTCTTTGTATTGCCGTTTCACGACTACGGTTGCCCCTTGCTTGTATGTGATTTCGATCGTCTCTGTTCTCTCAAACACTGCGGCAATGTCTTTGAGCGATAGATCCACCCCGAGAACAGTAACCGTCGACCCTGATCGATTAAGAATGCTCTCAACATCATCATACATTACAATCTCGCCCTCAGGATGCGGTCGCAGATACGATCCAGCGTGCGTTGAGTGCAATTCATACCTTTTCAGTTCCATAACACACCTTACACATGATGCGGCATGTCGCCGTCACCATCGCCAAAAACAATCAAAATCACAACAATTGCCACACCGATTGCGAGCAGCGTTTTCATAGCATCCACACAAAACCGCATCGGGGAGAGGCGGACACGTTCGCGACGTGCCTGCTACTTTGGTGATCAATCCATTTCGATTACCGCGTCACCCGAGCGGCATGTGAGCAGAGGAACACGATACCGATGCTCATTGAAACCCGATGACTTCCGTCATTACGCTCTTTGACTCTAACCGCTCGACTCGCTTGATGAGCTTGTCCATCGTGTCACGCTGCCGTGCGACTATCTCCAAAAACTCAAGCTCTCGGCCAGTCATCTCCGCCTTATTTGCCACCAAGAGATCCGGCGAATCTCCTGTTGCCTTCGCGATTGCACGCTTTTGAAACCCAGCATCGGCTCCAAGATGCTCAATAAGCCTGACGGCATCAAGCAACGCTTCGAGAAGATCTGGAGCGGATGCGATCAGCTTTGCGTCGGCTTCTGCCTGTCGCGGTTCTTTATTGCGTCCCACAATTCCCGTGTGGCAGATTTCGAGTCCGTGTTTGTCGCACTGCCGAACTGAAAAGACATCATTAACCCAAGGTCCGGGAGTAAACTGATTCATCGAAATCTCCTGTGTTTTTGAAATACCCCACCAACAGCGGAACGCTCAACCTCTAGTCTTTGATCACACTTTTCAGCCGCTCGATTGCTGACTCATGCACACCGGACATGACGTGAGGCGGATCCAGCCAAATGATCTCACCATCAGCCGCGAGTTTTTCCAGTGCGTCAAGAACGGCCCTGCAGGCTGCCTCAAGATCGTCCGCCCGCTGTCGCTGTCGAAATGCTTCGTCCCACGCGACGCTTCCCTCTGGATATGGTCTAATTCTGTTCATGATGTTCCTCGTGTAATCTGTCGTGTAACGGCTTGTAAACGGCTTGTAATTTCAAGAGAGGTAGTGTGCTCCGCTCCTCAAAGATTCTTCAACTCATCACGCTCAGCTATAAGCGACTGCAACTGTGCCTGCATCATTGAGATACTGTCGGTCAGTTTATTTGCAGCCTTCCATGCTGGCATCGCCTCTGGCAATACGGGCACCCCACCGTGGTAACAGTTGTGCTCGACACGAAATCCGCAAACAGGGCAAGCCTTCACATGCACACTCAAATAATTGTCGTTTCTGCTGCTCATGTTTTCCTCAATTCTCATCGCCTAGCGGAGTGCAGATTCGATCTTTATGCGGTCTCACTGCGATCCCGCTGAATCTCACTAATTGCAGCTTTCACAGCGTCTTCTGCGTTTGGCCCCTTGCAGTGTGTCATCGGCCAGCCTCCGCTTCGAAACCTGTAGCTGTGCTGGCCGCTTATATCCGGAGAATACATTTGCATTTGAGCAAAAAAGAACTCCAGTATATCAGCCGCTTCGTTGCACGGTTCGAGTTCCATGTTTCGCAGTCGAGTGACAATTTCCGGCATTGCATGAACTCCGAAGACTATCGAACTACAAGTGCTCTGTTCATTTCATCTCTGAAACAACCGCCTCAACGTCACCAGAATGGTACGTGCTTTTGTCCCTATCCAAGACGGTCACGTGATAGCCTTCGACCGTATCGTGATGCCCAGCGGAGTATCCTGCGTTGTAAACCTCGGTCATCATTTCAAGAGCAACCGAAGCAAACACTTCGCACTTTTCGCTCATGCCATGCCCAACACGGTCAGCCATTCGCTTTGCGATAACGTCTTTTGCACCCAAATCCAGCGGCATTCCCGAACCTCCAAAATCAAACGCGGACCAACATAGCTCTGTTACTTCCAGACGATGCCGTATCGCTCAAGAACCTTTTCAGCAGCCTGTTTTGTTTTTGCCGCCGCGTATTCAGCAATCACCCGTTCCTCGCTAAACCTTTCCAGCTTGACTCCAGTGTCTCCACCGGCCTTTTTGAATGCGGCTTCATCAGCCAGCAGAAACTCCCCGTTGCCGCTCCATGCTGATCGACCAAGACCGAACTTCCTTTCCAGCTCATCTCTGGCCTTACTCTCTGCCGCCTCTGCAGCGACCATCTGCTTCACCAGCTGCCGTGCCTTGGCCGCTTTCGAAGGATTCTTCTTCAACCAGTCCTCAATCAGCACTCTCGTGCTTTTGAGCCGGTCCTGATTCTTTGACGCTGCGGCTGCAGCCTTTATCACAATCCTCAAATCCTGTTCGACTTTCATTTTTCACGCCCCTCAAAAGCCCAATGTTTTTAACGGTACCTACCAACAGAGAACACCACACACCGCTGTTGATTGGTCAGGCTCGGATTCGAACCGAGGGTAAGTTCCGTAAACGAAACCCGTGTTTCCGTCGTCTCCAGCGTCCGGACGCCTTTGACTCTACACCACCTGACCATGCACTATCGAACATCGACATCCGCTGTTACTTCGACTCGTATTGCGACCGTGCCTCTGCCATCCGCGCCGACAAGGCACAGATTGCTTCCGCATTATCGACAACCGCATTTCTGATCTCATTCCTGCTTGATTCATGCACGAGCTTGGAAACCAGTTCGCAGAATGCAGCGACCGCAAACACAATCAAAAACGCAGCAATTCCGCCTGCCGTGAACATGAACCCATTGATAAACTGCTGCACTGAACTACTCCAAAAAGACGATCGGAACGGAATTCCGCTCCTCACCCTACACGTCACACCCTTTGATCAACAACGCAGTATTAGTCAAGTGTGGCGTACCAATAACGAAGTCCGAACAGTCTCGCATCTGATCGGGCCGACGAATAATTGAACCCAGTGCAACCATTCAGAACCTGCCGCTCCAACTGCTCATTCAACGCCTTCAACATCCTGTAACCGATCATGATTGCGTCATATCGTGGCCGCTTCCTGATCGCTCCAATCTTCTCCCAAACGCTGCCGATGTCGTCAGGTCCAAACGAACAAAATCGCGACCACTCGGGAGACACCTCGTAACTGAGCCACTCCATTTCTCGCATCGACTTACGCAAGTCGCTGACGGAAAACGGGACAGTATTTGTGAATGACTTCAGCTCGTATGTTTCTTCCGACACCCCACAAACCCCTTTGTTTTTGCGCCCACCGAATACAAGTTCCGCTGTTACTCTTTGACCAGTCGATACGCCCACGAGGTCCACGTTGTCATGGCCACAATAGGCTTTGCGTTCGGCGAGCCCCAGCCGACCGGCTCCCACTGAACACCAGTCGGCAGGACGGCCACGATTCGCCGCCGGCTGACCGGGCATCCTCGCCTCGACTTCCCTTCCCAAACCTGTCCGGCCGCTGGCTTAGTTACCGACACTCGACACCTCCTGAATGTATCCGAACACCTTTCGATCAGTTTTTGGATTCCACGGCCTCGCATCCACGCACCTGCGGCCTGACTCCCGCTTTCCGACCTCTTCAGCCTTCAGCACGTCGCTGGCCCGAATGTAGAGCGTCTGGACGATCCTGCGGCGATTGCCATCATGCCAGCAGTCGACTCGCCAAATGTTCCCGGTCGCTTCGAGTAGTTCTTTTGCGGTCATCGAAATCCCCAATGTTTTCCACACTCAAAAGTAAACGCGGATGCAATTTCCGCTCTCAAACCTTGTACCGGACGTGATCCGCTTTGCGTCGATCCTCCCCATCGCAGGCGAGCGGAGTTCCAGCCAGGAGACGACTGTAAATTCTCGCGTCCCGATAAACTTCCTCGCTGAGCGTTTCTGGGCTGTGGTTGCTCGTAATGACCGTCATTTTTGCTTTACGAATTTCCAAGATATCGAACAGCATGTGAAACATTCCCTCGCTCGGAGTTCTGAGGCCGAGGTCGTCCATCACGAGAACATGCGTCGATTGAATCTTTTTCATTTCCTGAGCGTATTTGCCCTCGTTTCTCCCGGTCGACAGATCAAGCAGCAAAGTGTCGGCACGCCGCCACAATGCACTGGTTCCGATTCTGAACAGCACGGCAGCGATACCGCTTTTCCCTATTCCCTTCGGCCCATAAATGTAGACCGGAAAACGCGGTGCCGTGATATGCTTTCGAGTCTGCTCTGTAATCGCTTCAGCGACTCGTTCGGGATTATTCATCCCCTCCCATGTGCAATGCTCGTATCCGGGCGGCCCGAGGCGTTTATAGGCGATAGCCCGCACGCTATTTCCAGACGATTTTGGACTCATCGAATTTTTCCGGTTTGATTCGACCGGTTCCAGGGATCGCGTTTCCAGCTTTCGTGCCTCTTGAATCATTTTTCTTTTCCCATGTGATGATTGCGGCTCGCCAGTTTTCCAGTTTCAGGCCGTTTGATTGCTTCCACTTCTGTTTTTCGTAATGAGCGATGAACGCCTCCGCGTCGACGTCGTTCTGTTTGCCCTGAGCGCGTCGTTCTTTGCAATACGCCTCGACTTCCTCAATTGTCGGCGGTACGAACTTAGTGGGCGGATCCAGTTTGTCGGCCAGCTTTCGCAGAGTCTTGGCCGCCGCCTTGCGTTGTTTGTCGTGCTCTAGTTTTGCGAGCACAGCCGTCACGAGTTCCTCAAGGCTCACCTCTGGCCATTGCTTTGGTTGTTCTGGAACTGGCGCTGGCTCGTCGATGATCTCCGGAGTGATCGCCGCAGGAGCTGGCCGCCGTGACTCTTGAGCCTTTGCCGTTTCCGGTCGGTGCTGAGTGTTCGTCTTTGGTTCCGCTGGTACAGCGTTTCCGTCGGCCTTTGCCTGAGTTTGTTTCTCAGCTTGGACAACAGGTTGTCCAACCGGCTCGGCCGCTGGCTTCACTACCTCGACGCGGCCCGTCTTGCGTTCTTCTCGCGGGGTCTCTATGTCTTTCCGCTCTGCAATCATTCGCAGAGCGTCGTTTACGCTTTTTGCATCTTTCAGAGTTTCGATTGCCGAAAAATGAGCTGAAACTGCCATATAGCGACTAGCAGTCTGCTGACTGTAGTTCCAGTTTTTTCCGAGCCACGCCAACCATTCACCGTGCGGAACGCTTTTCTTAGCTGCCTCAAGTGCATTTCCGGCAGCGACCGCACTAACCACAGCATTCCTCGCCTGTTTCTCGACTTGTTCCCCTGCCTCGTTTGCCATCTCCGCCAACGTCTCGAGAGGTATTCCATCGAGTTGTTTCAGTACATTTTTCACGGCGTCTCCTTTCAAAAATCTCTAATGTCTTAATGCGCTTCACTGCTGCTTGAGGGTTCCGGAACTGTTGTGCCTTCGGCCATCCCTCGAACGGTTTTTGCCGCTGAGAGTTGGAAGAAGACACACGACTCGAGGCTATTTCGCCGCCGCCCGATAGGACCGTCGTGTTCTGTCCGCGATCTTTTTTAAGGTCGTCCCGCTCCAGCTTTCGCCGCCTTCACGACCCTTCCGCCCGTGGTGCCATCACCTCCACGTGCGGGTTTACCCGTCCCCGGGTATTTCAAATTACTCATCGTGAGTAATTTGAACTAATCCCTCCGCCGTCCGTTCTTCGACGCTGGAAAGTTCTGACACTTCGCACCGTCCAGCGTATGAGCATCGAAACCGCAACCGCTGCACATATACCGACCCGATTGCTCGTGTCTGCCAACACGCCCGTCAGTGCATTTTGGGCATCTGATGATCCTTGCCGGCTGAGTTTGTTGCGCGATCGCAGCAGGACTTCCGCAGCCGGTGCAGAAATCGTTCTGAGCAGGCCTAGGCCCGCCACAGTACCGGCAATTGATTGTTCCAGTCTTCACACTGACGCCTTTCGTTGTTCGTCCTTCAGATCCTCCCAAAACCACAGCCAGCCGTTCTTGTCCTGATCGACTGTTTTCGCCCAGGCCAGTTTCTTCGCTACGAAACCACGAGTGGCCTCGACAGCCAACGCTGGGCACTCGCTGGAGAACTGTTTCAACGCGAAAACAGCTTGATCGAGTGAGGCCATGTGAAGGGTTTCGCACTCGATGCGGTTTGCCATATGGTCGGCCGCTTCTACGAGTCGCCTGTCTTCATCGGTAAACGTCACGCGATAGCGAGGAAACAGAATTGCGTCGATCTCGTTCGTGATATTGTCCAGCTCGAAACCGAGCCGTTCTTTCACTGGCCGAGGAACGTCGCTTGCGTAACACTCGTGGGCGTCGTGCATCAATGCCAGCCGAGCCGCCGCCGTAGTTCGATCTGGGGGCAGCAGTTTCATTACGACCATTGAGTGACACGCCACCGACATCGGAACCGGCGAGCGACCCTGAAACCGGATCAGCCTTGCCATCCACAAGGCGAGTTCCTCGACTGGTGCCGCGTAGTCGGCGGCATCCTTCAACCAGTCTTGTCTGCAATCGGTCACTCTAAACTCCTTCTATCGAATCCGTTTCATCCTCAAAGGCTTCCGTGATCTCTCCGGCCAGCCACTTGTGGACCTCTCCAGTGTTCACCATTCGAAACTCTGCGCCATAGTACGGCCGTTGAGTTCCTCCGAGTGGTTTCCAGTGCAGACGGCGGGCATCCGTGGCCGCCATCAGTCTCCGCACTGGAACGCCGAATCTTTCGGCCGCCGCAGTCATTGCGACCCAATCATCCGTGATCATGCTTCAACCGTTGCGAGTTCATCCCGCAGAATGGATTTGTCCCGAGGTGCTGAAATCCGCACGCGAACGTATCCGCCGCGAACCTCGACCACATGGACTTTGATGCAACCATCGATGGTGATCGATTCGCCCTTTTTACGCTTCAACGTAAGGCAACCGATTTCGCTTCCTGTTTTGCTCACTGGTCTCTCCATGACAACCGTTTTCGAAAACGGCCAGCGGCGATGGTTTCGACGTCTCCGACAAAGCGGAACTCCATCGCCGCTGGCTGGCTGTGGCCACAATGGCCGCGCCCCTTCATCCCTTGAATATGTTTGCCTCGATTGCTCCAGCCGCAAAGATGCCGACGAGCACGACACAGAACAAGGCGAGCAGCTCAGACATGAGCCACCTCACAGCCTAGCCCGTTAGCCTCTACCAGATTGGCAGCGTTTCGAGATTTGCCACTATTGCACGAAGTGGGCGATACGCTTGGAGGTAATGCTCCCGAGTGATCGCCGACACTGCTCCGTCCGTTACTGAATGCTTCAGCAGATAGGAGGCCGCCGACTCGTCGACATGATCCGCCCACATTGAGGCGCACCCTTTGCGAAAGCTCGCCACCGACTTCTGGCCGAGGCTCAGTTTTATCACTGGCTTTCGCGCTGCAATTCGGCTCGAATCGTCCAGCCCAGCCCTCTCCAGAATACCAGTCCATTCGCGTGACCAGTACCGGCTGTTGGAGGCAAGCGGAAAAACTCGCTCCGAATCCAGCCCCCGAAACAGTTCGATCAGAGACCGCAAACGGGAGGGAATTGGAACCAGCAGCTTGACTGGTTTCGCGGCTCGCTGAGATTTCTTTTTTGTCTTGTGAACAAGATACCACAGCCAGCCGTGCGGATTGTGGAGGTCGTCGAGTTTTGGGCACTGCGTTTCGTCGACGATATCCGCCCACAGGAGACCGGCTTTGTCGTTCGTGCGAGCCGGGAACCAGTCCTGAGACCGAAACCCGAACACGAAGTGCGACAGCAGGACGCATTCCCAGAACTGTGCTGGCGAAACATTCCCGATTCGAGGCCACTGGCAGCCGTTCAACACATCCGGCCTCATCAGTTTCGCGAACTCGTCTAGCGTTACGGGCTCGCCCTGAAAATCCGAGTTGTCCGTGCTCGCCGGCCTCATCATGTTCACGTCGCCGCGACAAGGCGACTTTGGAACCTTTGCTATCAGTCCAGCCTCGGCCGACCACCTCAGGAGTTTCATGATCGCATTGAGTGCCTGACCGCAGGAAGCCGAGGAACAACCCTTGTCTTGCGTTCTCAGGTGCCTCGCATAGTCCCAAAGAATATCTTTCGTTTCCGTGATTTGCTGCAGCGGATGAGTTTTGCTGCGGTGCTCCAGCCACGCCTGGAACTTCACAATTCTCTGAATGTCCGCCCTGACAGTCTTCAACTCGTTCTGAAGCAATTCCTTCGGCTCCAGATTGGTTCTGTAAAGCTCGACCAATGACACAGGTTCCGAGCGCAGAGGCGAAACGACTGAGCTGGTCAGCGAGTCGCTGACAGTCACGACAGGTGCAATGTCCGGAGCTGATGAGGGAGTGAAAACGAACTGAGCTGGAGCCACATTCATAGGCCCGATCCCCCTGGGCATTTCGAATTGAACGACCACCCGGATCTCTATTGGTCGTCTTTGTTTCCGCACTTCGGTTCGCTGTTCGATCGGTGCAATCATCGTGGTCAGTCCTTAGACGACCCTCCGTGATCTCGTTTGAGATACATACAGAAACGACACGGCCTTTTTTTTGCCCTGCCATTCTGTCAACACAAGCGTCAATCGAAACAGCACCCTCAGAGGCGGATATTCCCGCATTCTGAGGAATCTGAGTGTTGCTCTGCGTTGAGCAACCACAACATTCCGTGAGGCGTTCCATAAACATTCCCTGCCGATGGTTTGGTGAGTCAAACGAGGTCGACGGGCTTGGGTGCAAAAAAAGCCCGCCGACCATTCCTGATCAGCGGGCTTTGGGGGTCCGTTTATCCCTCACCAACCAATTAGGACGGCGGGGAGAGTAATATCACAGATCTGCTATGTCAACATCACTGATCTGTGATTTTTAGATTTCTTCGGCGACTCACCAAAAATCAACTCTTTCACGTCTATTTGCAGCATTTCGGCTATTCGTTCGCATCGACTTAGCGTCACGTCCTCACCGCCATTCAACAAACGACTGACGGCCGATTGCTTTGTTCCAAGTAGATCAGCGAGGTCGGATTGAGTTAATCCCCGCTCTTGGCGTATTCTTTCAAGGTTTTCGCAGAATCGATTCATGATGGAAGATGATGCCATGAGTCGCCCCTCTTGTCAATATTACAGATCTGTGATAAGGTCAGCACGTAACAAATGGGGCCGCAGGGACTTGAACCCTGAACCAACGGATTATGAGTCCGCTCACACGAGGCTGGACGGATGGAAAAGCTGAGCGAGGCGGCGTTTCAAAAACAGGTCATAGATCTGGCTCACCTTCATCGCTGGCGAGTCGCTCATTTCAGGCCAGCTCGGACGACTGTCGCCGGCAGGGAGACCTGGCGGACTGCAGTGTCTGCCGATGGTGCTGGCTTCCCCGATCTAGTCCTCGCCAGAAACGGTGTCGTTCTGTTTCGCGAACTCAAGAGCGACAAAGGCAAAGCGTCGGCGGATCAACTCGCTTGGCTTCTGGCCGTCGGTGGTGAAATCTGGCGGCCGTCCGACTGGGAAAGAATCGCACGGGAAATTCGCGAACTCGGCGCACCCCCTCAAGGTACTTTCCGCCAACCTGCGTCTGCCCATACCACTGGGAACAGCTAAAAAAGGTTGCTGAGTTTGTTTGTTTG